AACACCTGTCAATTCATTAGATGTGCTTATTCCTGTATAGGATATCTCCTCTGTTCCTATCTTTATAAAGTTTGTACCTGAATCTGGAAACTGTGATACGTCTGCTAATGTGATACCACTTGTGACCGAGGCATTTATCGCAGCAGATAAAGTTGTCGTAGGCTCACCTGCAACCTCACCACCAAAAGTTCCAAGAGACCAACCAAAACCTTTTGCCTGCACCGCTGGTCCCACCGGATAATAATGTTGTACTCTTATGCCACCTGATGTTGTTGCACCAGATCCTGACTCTGCTGATGGCATCGTGATTGTAATAGTTGTAGCGTTAGGGACAGTGGTCACCATAAATTTTTTATCGTTGAAATCTGTTGCTGCAAAATTAGAATTGGTTATTGATGAGAAGTTATCTAACAAAACAATATCCTGCTCACCTATACCATGGTCTCCACTAAAAGTTATTGTGACAGACGTTGATCCGTTGGTCGTGGTAAACGCACTTGTGAGCGTTGTCGTTGTTTTGATGGGATGTATGTCGTAATACACACCACCAGAGAATGCGTATAGAATTCTGTTTGTGCCGATAATTGCATACTTTCTGGCTTTACTATTTACAAAATGATGTAGTCCTCTGCCTGCTCCTGTAAGAGCGTCATCACCTAACTGTTTCCAACCACCTATCTTTTCTGGAATACCATAACGGAATCTGACATTATCACAGTCTGTCCACTGACCCTCTGCCCCAGTATCCGTGATCTGTTTGTTTATACCTGGTTGAAAACCTATCTTTTGTAACATATGACCTCATTATATATTAAAAGGCCCAGCTTACAAAGGAGTAACGGGTGCCTTTTGTAGTCTCTCTAACCTCATGTGGGTACATAAAGTTAGATGGAAATAACAGTATATCACCTGTTTTTAGCTTAATTTCCTCTCCTCTGCAATAGAATTCAGAGCCCTCATAATCCTCATTTAGGTTAGCCACAATAGATACCAAAGGCACACCCTTCATCTGACCATCAAATATACTGTGTATATGATCGTAATGTTCTCTCATCATCGTGCCCACCTTATACCTGTTAAAACGTATAGGACTAAATTTATGTAACCAAGGTGCTTGAGTCTTCTCTCCTGGTGTGCTGTTCTTTTCCTGATATTTATTTAATGCCTCCACAAGATAAGGCGTTATCTTTGCCTGTTGCTCCTTGGTGCAATTCATAACATCTAATTCTTTTGTGGGTTCTGATTCAAAAGTCCCCGTAGCATAGTTATTCCAAGTGTGTTTTTTCCAAATGCCTTTATTACATTCATCTATTAATGTCTCACATACCTCTTTTGGTATGGTATTTACCACCATTATGTAGTCTTTAATTGTGCTCATTCATTAACCTCCTTATGTCCAAATGAGTTAGTGATTGTTCTGATCCGATAGCGTCAATACAAAATGTATTGAATGATACACTTATTCTATCTTCTTCACTTTGATTAATTGGCACGCTATGTTTCAACGAAGATGGAAATAATATTAATTCACCTGGTTTACAAGGTAATAAAAAAGATTCTGAGTTTACTTGGTTATATTTTATAGGGTCTAATTTCATACCATCTTGATTTGTTTTTGAAAACTGTATGGGCGGTAATTTCTCATTTATCTGAAAATACATAACACCAGATATGATACTGTTCGGATGCACGTGTTCGTGATGCTTGGACCCTTTTGGGTTTCTGTTAGCCCAACATTGAGTGATTACTAATCTTTGTTCTGAGTTTAAAACGTTCTTGGTAAATTTATCTACAGCCTCACCCAAAAAGTTTTTTACGTTTTTTAATTCTTCTTTACGTAACAGGTACGAATCATCAGATCTATAATTACCGTTTTGTTGTTGCTCACGATAACTAATAGTTTTTAAATATGCTAACTCTTTATCAATAGGCTCCTCGTAAGGAACAATTAATAAAGGTGTCGGAAATAATTGTAGTAATTCTTCTTTCATTATACCCAAAAGTTACATTGTTTATATTCGTCTATAATATTTTTTGGTACGATATCATAAGCGTTATAGTCTTCTTTATAATTTTTTATAGCACCTTCTTTTAAAATATGCAATCCATTTCCTACAATGGCGTCATCGTAAACCATATCGTTTACTTTAAATTGTTTTATATCATCAAAATCATGTTTTACCTTGGGTATATCCAAAAAGTTATACACATTATTTATTATATTTTCTGTGTCTTTAACCAAGTCTTTAAAATTAATTACGTGATACAATTCTTTAGGTTGATAATCCAACAAATGCTTTATACCTATTAACTCTTTGACTATTACACCTTCTTTGTTCATTAGCATATGACATTTTTCTTCTCTTGTTTTAGCTTCATATTGATTAACAAAAGAAGAAGGTTCTCTTTCAGACCAGTTTAAAAAAGATCCTAATACCTCTATTATGTCTCTAACTAAAACAATAATTTTTATATTAGATTTTATTTCTTTTAAATTTTTTAAATTTGTTGGATGTCCCCAAGGTGCTCTATCAATAATATATTTGTACTTCCAATCTTTGTAGTAATTATTAAAAATATTTTTTGTTATATTATCAAAAGATTTATGATCTGGAAAATTTTTAAATATATCTGTGTTTTGTAATAAATATATTTCACCAAGTATATCAGCACAAATACTGTTAGCTGTTACTGCAACATCAGGATTTTGATTTATAATAGAACCAAATAGAGTATTGCCAGCACGAGGTAATCCGTGTAGGAAAAATATATCTTTCATGTATAGGATAATACTATATTTTACTAACTTTGTAAACCACCATGATTATCAGAACCGCCCCCACAATATTTTGTTGCTCTTATAGCATCACCAAAATCTGTTGCATTACCTGTTGATGCTATTGTAAAAAAGTCTATTGCATCTGTAGGGTTGGCTGATCCTGTTTGACCAGCAGCGTGCAAAGCTCTTATATTATTAGATAGACCTACAGCTTTTGCGCTTGCTGCTGTTAAATCTCCAAAATCTGTAGAATTACCCGTGCTAGCTATGGTTGAGTAATCTGTAGTGTTTGCATATCCAGGAGAATCAGCTCCTCCCATAACTAAATTTCTAGTTTCTGAATTTCCTGAAGCATTTGATGGTAATCTAGCTACTGTTAAATCTCCAAAATCTGTTGCATCGCCTGTAGATGCGATTGTTATGTAATCTATTATGTTATATAGTGTGCCTGATGGTGAACCTGAACCACCCGAAATTATAGATCTTGTTGAATTAGAAGAAGCAGCATTTCCCCATCTAGCTTGTGTTAAATTTCCAAAATCTGTAGCGTTACCTGTTGATGTGGTAGAAAAATAATCTATTACATTACTCTCTCCAGGATCAACTCCTCCTGAAGCTATTGCTCTTGTTCTATTGCATGTCCCTCCAGGATTTCCTCTTGAAACAGTTAAGTCTCCATAATCTGATGCATTACCTTCTGAAATTGGAGAATAATTGCTAATTACATTTGTTATAGAAGGAGTTGCTCCACCAAAACAAAATATTCTTGTAATAGTTCCACAACCTGATGGATCTCTTGTAGCTGCTGTTAAATCACCAAAATCACTTACCGCTCCTGCTGTAGATATATCTATTTTTTGTATAACTTCTGTTGGTCCAGGAGTTCCGCCATGAACAAAACCTCTCCCTGATCCAGGCATATAGATTACTGATGGACGTTGCACACCAATTGAACCCCAATCAATACCATCATGAGAACCACATGCACCTTTGTTATCTCCTTTACTTGCATTTAAATCACCAAAGTCGGTCATGTTACCTAATGAAGGCATAACAAATCTTTGTATGACATTATTGTAAGATGGGTTTGCACCACCTAAAGTAAATCCAGTTGTTCCTTGACAAGCGCTCGCAGCCACCTTTGTTGCCTGTGTTAGGTTTCCAAATTCAGTAGCATTACCTGTTGTTGCAATTGTAATAACATCTGTTGTAGTGTTATCTTTAGTTGATGGTGAACCTTGACCACCTATAAAAAATCCTTTTCCTGATCGATCATTAGTTGCAGACATATAACCTGATGTTCCTGTTAGATCTCCAAAGTCAGTCGCATTACCAGTTGAGTTAATTGTAATATAATCTATGTCGTTTTTAAAAGCAGGTGATGGTGATGTACCATCTGTACCACCAGCAAACACTCCTCTTACAGGACTACAAATTCCAACCAATGAATTTCTCGCAACTGTCAAATCTCCAAAATCTGTGAAGTTTCCCATCTGAGCGATAGATGCAAAATCTATATTATTTATCACAGGTGTAACACCACCAGCAGATAGGGCTCTTGTTCCATTACTTGTCGAAGCTGAATAACCTCTGGCTACAGCTAAGTCACCAAAATCTGCTGCATTACCTGTTGAAGCTAATTCAAAAGAATCTACGTCAGTTGAGTTAGCACCGGGAACTTCACCTCCATAAAACAATGCTCTAGTTGCAGAGGATGCGCTCATGCCTCCTGCTAAAGTACGATTGTTTGTTAGATCTCCAAAGTCGGTTGATGTTCCACCAGTCGCCATTTGAATACTAGAGCCATTTTTTGTTGAACTTGGTGCAAAACCACCCATCTCAATTGCTCTGTCAGGTCTTGTCGTAAACGCTCTTCTGTTATTGTAATTATCTCTAATTTTATTTATAGACATTATTGTAAACCTCCATGTGATCCTGATGAGCCAAAAGCACCGCCTCTAGTGACAGTTAAGTCTCCAAAATTTGTAGCATTACCTGTTGATGCAATTGTAATATATTGAATAGTGTTATTACTTTCTGGAGAAGTACCACCAGTAAATATACCTCTAACTGAATTAGAAGAAGTTGCAGGGTTAGTGTATGCACTTAATAAATCTCCAAAATCTGTAGCGTTACCCGTTGAAGCAATTGTTACATAATCCATGGTATTAAGAACTGGAGAAGGTCCCCTACCTGCACCATATACTGCTCTTGTTGAAGATGAAAGACCAGCTAAATATCTTCGTTCCACAGTTTGATCTCCAAAGTCTGTTGAGTTACCAGTCGATGCAAGTGTTACATAATCCATAACATTTGTATTTCCACTAGGTCCTCTTCCTCCAGAAAAAATAGCTCTTGTAGAACTAGCTGCACCACCACTTGATCTCCAACCATCACCAATGTATCTGTCTCCAAAATCAACAGCATTACCCATACTTGTTATAGTTATAAAATCTATAATATTTTGTGAACCACCTGGAGATACATATCCAGGGCCAAAAATAACTCTAGTTTTATTAGACATTGATCCTTGATTTAGTTGTGTTCTTCCTTGTGTTAAATCACCAAAATCAGCAGCATTACCTTTTGTTGCAAATTGAAAATAATCAATTACAGCAGATTTATCTGTAACAGGACTAGCATCACCTCCAGCCTGAATTCCTCTAGTTGTAGAAGAACCACCCACACAATCTCCTCTTGCTTGTGATAGATCACCAAAATCAGATGCATCACCTGTTGTTGAAATTTGTATATAATCTATTGTATTATTAGCAGATGGAGCAAAACCTCCTGCAACCGTCATTCTA